GAGGTCGTCGGTCACGCGCACCCACTTGCCGCCGGTCCAATACTCGCGCGCCGCCATCCAGCAGCTCTCGTATACACGCCGTGACCAGTAGCGGAGGCTGTCGGCCAGCGGTTCGTTCTGCGCCGCGCCGCCGGCCTGCTGGGCTAATATCGCCCGCCCGGACAGTTCCCGCGGATCGGTGCCGGACATCGCCGCGTTCGGCCCCGAAAGCTGCATCTCGGCGGTGGCGTGCTGGAGCAACTGGAACTGTCCGGCCGCCAGGTCCGCGGTCTGCTCGATCTCGAACTTCAGCCCCGGCATCACCTCGATGTAGCCATCCGGCTTGGCGACCTCGCGGCGGGCCTTGTCGACATCGGTCACCGCGCCCTGCTCGGCCACCACCTGGCGCACGGACAGCAGGTGCAACGCCTTGGAGCGACGCTTGTTGATCTCGTCCTGGAGGCTGATGAGGCCGCGCACCATGCCATAGCGCTGGTTCTCGCGGTTGATGTAGGCACTGCGAAGCCGCAGCCCGCAGGCGCTCTTGCCTCGCTTGTCCTTGAACCGCGAGCGCTCCGGATTGGCCAGCATGCCGTTCTTGGTGAATGTCGCGCGCCACCAGATGCCTTTGTCTGCCCAGTGGCATTGAACGACGCGCACGCGGCGGCGGCGGTTGTCGGTCCAGTTCACGGTCTCGGGTCTGTCGTTGTAGTAGAAATCAACGCTGCTGAACGTCGCTTCCACCACATCGTCGGCGTCCGGATACAATTCCTCGACCTGATCGCGGTCCATCCATATGACGAGGCCCTTATAGCGGGCGTCACTAAAGTCCATGGTGCGGCTGTGCGGGTCGTACCAAATGCGGTCCCAAGGGACGTGGGTTATGCGGATATCCGCGCCGCCCTTGCCGTCGTCCTCTAATTCCAATTCCGCACCGCCGGCGCCCTCGATGAGCATGTTCTCGAACACAGCGCTGCGCACGAGGCTGAAGTTGTTGTCATCGCTGATATAGCGGAGCGCCTGGGTGGCGGCGTCGGCGCGGTCCTCCTCGGCCGGTGTGCGGGCGAACGCCTTCGGATCAGTTCTCGCTTTCCTTTCCATGCCGCAGAGCAGCGAGACCTTATCGTGGATCTTATTGATGACCACGGGAGGCTGGCCGCGGGCCTTGAGGGCGTCCATCTCCTCCTTGGTCCATTGTGAATGATCGTAGTACTCGCGGTCACGTTCGGCGAGCCGGATTTCGTCCTGGCGGGCGAGTTCGCTTTCCTCGAACCAACGGACCAGTTGCTTGTGCTGCTCGTCGAGGTCGCGCGGATAGGCTTCGTCGTCAGCGCCACGGGTGCGGCTGATGGCGTCCGGCTCATCGTCTGGATCGACGGTGCGGTATGCTGTGTCGCTCATTGGCTCTGTTGCTGCGGACCGGCTGCTGCGCCGCCAGCGCCGAGCATCAGGCCGGCGAGGCCGTACTTGCGCAGGATGTCGATGGTGTTGGCGTCGAACACCACGTAGTTGTGGGTACCTTGGCCGGTGCCGCGCGAGCCTTGGTCGAGGTAGCGGATGCCGGGGATCCCGGCATTGAGCAGCGCCAGCGCCGCCTCTGGTGTGTCAGCCCAACGTGGGGCGCCTCTCACAGGAACGCCTCCAAAGCTTCCCAATTCCGGTTCGGTTGGTTTCAGCCCGGCTCTCTTGATCGCATCCTGCACATACTGGCTCTGCTCGCTGAGCGGCTTATCCCAGTGCAGGAACTGCTCCGGGTCAGCCCTGATGTTCACCTCGTACATCTTGCCGGGCGCTCGCGGCGTTATGTCCGCGCCGCTCTTGAGCAACTGCAACCCGCCTCGGATGTTGGCGGCCTGATCAGCAGTTGCGCCAATACCGCCATTCACGGCGTGGTCGGTCATCTGCGCGATGGCGGCATTCCGATCGCCACCAGCATCATGGAGATACCACGCCGCAGTTTCCTCAGGCGTCTGTGCAGTAGCCAACTGATCCCGATAACTCCGCGCCGTGCCTTCCTTCTCAGCAAAATACAACCCATGCCCATAAGCCTGCGCGCCCTCGCCGGAGCCGATGCGGCTGGTGTCGAACCGCTCGAAGTCATACGGGCTGCCATGAAACGCTCGCACGCCCGGCGCCGTGGTGCCCATCATTACCGCATTGCCGTATTGCCCCGCGGCGTTTACCAATCCTGCCCCAGTCGGCAATCCAGTCTGTGGGTTCCACAGCCCCATTTGCTCGCTCTGCGCCCGCTGCTGCGCGATCCAATCGCTCGCTGCCTGCGTATTGAATTGCCACGCATCGGCCAGATCGGACCGCGCCACCAGCGGGCCGACCGGATTGACGCGGGTCGTTATGTCCGTCTGGCCGGGCAGGATGCGCAGCACCCGGTTGATGTTGTCGCTCATAGGATCTCAACGATGGCCCAGCCGATGAGGCCGAGCAGTGCCCAGGTGGTGGTCACGAGCGCGATCAGTGCGGCGAACCAGTACACCCCATGGTCGGCCTCCGGTGTGCCGGCAGTCCCCTCCGCGCGCCATTCGCTACCAACACGCGGAGGGTCCGCCGTCTCGCCTCACCTGTGGGGGGTTCTTGGCGATCAGTCTTGCAGCGACGGCAGTGGCGGCAGCGTGGTGCGCCCGGCGCGAATGCCCCCGCCGGCGTCGTGCGACCCCTTCGGCTTCGGCTGCTGCGCCGGCTGGTTCAGCGCGAGATAGCGGAGCTGCTTCTCCACGCTGTTCTTGCTGCGGCCCATCATCACGCCAATCCGCGTCGCACCCAGCCCGTTCTGCCGCAGCCGACGCAGCATCGCCCGCTCTTCGTCCGTCCAGGGGGTCTGCACAACGCCTTTCATGCGTTGGAAACTCCGTCATACGCGATAAGGACTGTTATCGCGGGTAATCGGCCTTCAGCCGCGCCAGAGCCTCAGCCTGATTGCGCGCCGGCTGGCCGCCGATGCCGACAAAGATCGCTGGTGGCCGCGGTATCTCGCAATCTGTCGGGCGCCACCAATGCAAGCAGTTCGGATGCATGTTCACGTGGTCCGATGCTGGGACGTGGAGCTGCATCGCCACCTCATGGTCCCGGAAGAACAGCCGCGCGATATGCTCCATTTCCTGCCAATTCGGGCACCGATTCTTGCGCGATACGCTGACGTGATCCCAACCGCCCTCGGCGCTGGCAATCACCACCATTGGCGCACCATCGATGGGGGACGGCACCCTGAACGCCCCGCAGGTTCCGTCACCCTCCCAGCCGTAGAACTCCACTACAGCCCGTCCACGCTCGCGGTAATGATCTAGTTCCTGCAAGTCTCTCATGTGGCCAACTATGGCATGGAAAAAGCAGCGGCGGCCATGTGGAACATGCTTGGGAGACTGGCCGCCGCCGAAGGTTAAGCCGGCAGGGAGGAAACGTTCCGTCGCCGGCTGACGATCCAGCCTAACCCGACCAGACCAACCCCCATGATGGCCAACCCCGCAGGTTCACCCGCCGGCACCGCCGAGGATGACACGTCGCCCGTGAACGAGGCCGTGAACGCGCCGAGAGTGGTGCCATTGATGTGCAACGCCGGCCCCAGGTTCACGAATGTCAGGTTGAACGAGCTCGGAGGGACCAGTTCACTCGCTGGGATGACGTTGGAGGTGAGCGCGAGGCTCTCCGGCGGATTGCTGACCTGGACCGTCAGGCCGGGACCGCCATTGGCGCCGAACGCCGCATCGGTGAACGTCCCGCTAAGGAAATTCCCGCCGCAGCCGGCCACCGAGGACACGCAGAAGCTGCCCGAGTAGTGCTGGATGATGTTGCCGCCGAACAGCACGGCTGGATCGACCGACGTGGCAGACAGTTCAAACGAGGCGCCAGCGACGTTGAAGATGCCGCCACCCAGAGTGACCAGGGTGCCGGCTGGAATGTTGATGTTGGTGACCGTGCCGTTATCCGTCGCGGTCACGGTATTGCTGCCGCTCTCCTGGGCGAGCGAGGTGATCAGCGCGGCATTGGCAGCATACGGCACGGTAAATCCCAGCAGTGCAGTCGCAGCGAGCAGCAGCGTCTTCATGGTGTCACCCTTTCAGTCGTCACGTCGGTGGGAAGTGTCTCAGTGCCCTGAAACCCCGGCGGCGGGCATGTGAGCGTGATCGTCGTCGGCCCGAGGATTGCGATATAGGCGGCGCAGGAACGGAATGATCGCCCGCATGCCGTTACGGAAAGTGCAATTGCCAGCGCGATACCAACACGGGCCATCCGCTCAACTGGTCGGCCCAGCAATCGCGTAGTTGCTCGGCATGCCGATCTGCCGCGCCTCCAGGCACGGCCGCATCATCTCCGCCAGCAGCGCCAGCGCGGCCTCGCATTCTGTTGCACCCGCCTGCCACGCCAGCGACATCGCCGCCGCCTGCTGTCCCAGATAGTCCTGGTCGTGCAGCCATAACGTCGCCGGCGGCTCCGTCATCCCCAGCGTCGGCATCGTCGCAGCCCAGCACTCAACCCACGACCCGAATAGTGGTTGAAAACTAGCCGATCGATTCTGCGCTGTGTAGCAAGTTGGCACTGTTGGCGGCCAACCACTGCCTTCAGTCAGCCGTGCCATTGACTGCTGCACCAGCCACCGCAGATCATACAACCACGCACTCTCAGGGTGCAGCAGCACCAGCCACGCCAACCCATTCAGCGCGATATCTTCCTGCCACGGCTGATACAAGACGTTCGTCGGATCAGAGGCAAGCATGCGCAACACTTGCCTGTTGGGCTCACTGGTGTCGCCTGCTGTATCCGCGCGCCACAATGGCTCCCACCGGTCAATCGCTGTCTGCCATACGCTGCGTGGCAACAACCAACTTGGTGGGTTGTCCAACGATACCCTTGCTGCTTGTGCCAGTGTTCGCGCTGACCAGCCACTGTCACGCGGCTGGCGATTCGTTCCCGTGTGCACTGGCGCATTCTGCCCTCCCATCACAATGTGGGCGGCCTGCTGCTGCAATATCTCTAGGTAATATGGATCACCTGTCAGCAGATATGGCACATACTCACACGCAGGCATGTGCGCCGAATCAATTACCATCAACGACCCATACACCAACGCACCAGCCGCGACGCTCGCTGTTACTCCTGCTGTTGGTGTGCCATCCCATAGTACCACTGTGAGTGGTTCCAGTGGCAACGTGTTGCCTCGGCTGCCATCCAGGTCCATTGCCAGCGTGATCGTGCCGCTCGCCGGAATTGTCGTGTCCTGTGGTATTCGCAACTGCACCAGTGGCGTATCCGAACTGTTAACGAAGTTCCATTCCAGACCAGCAGGAGTTGTCGTACTCAGCTTCGTTCCTGGTGGGCCGGCCAGCGTCACATTCGCCTGTGGCGAATACGGCGAAACAGGGATCGACGGGTTCGCTCCATGTTGCTCCGGATAAAACCCGGCCGTGGGATACTCGACAATCGGATCAATGCACCGACCCGTCGCAGAATCATGATAATCCCACTGGAACGTCGCACCACCCTCTGCCTGCGCCAACAAATCCGCTAGTCCCTGCGCATCTGTCTCGTGACACAGATACCACCCCTGGCATACCGTCACCGGGCCGATATCCCCGCGACCACCGGTCTGTGGCTGATACGGCTCAAGTCCAGCCAATCCCAACGGCTCGTAGTGATAAGGCCCATAGTAAGAATCCGTGCCACATGTCAGCGCACCATCGAAGCGTGGCAATAGCTTGGTTGCGTATAAATCAGCGATCGGTGTTGGTGGGAACGGCCACGGCTTATTCATCCACCGCCATCGACTGCGCCATGCGTGCATGTCGACGCTGATGTCTTCACTCGTGCCTGCTCCATCATCCACTGTTGCGATATATGCCTTGTGGTTCTGCGGGTTGGGTGTTGTCACATCTCCCAGCGCCACAACAATCGCCAGCCAGTCGTGCTCAGCAATGCGACAGAAGTCGATCCGCATCGCGCCCTGCGTCAGACGCGTCCGCGTCATGTGAAACCGCGACGGCTTCCCCAGCAACGCCGCCAACGGGTCGTCAACGCCTCCGATATCGACAGCCTCAGCCTCGTCGAACGTCAGGGTATCAACCACCGTCTCAGCTCCGGCTGATCGTCACCCGCGCTCCACCCCTGCTCGGCAGCGGCCGCGTTGTCATCATGTCCAGCCGCAGGTGGATGCTGTTCGGACCGTTCGGCTGCGCCGCCTCAATCTCGAACGTCTCCGGCGCCGTCGTGATGGTCTGCCCGTGCGCTAACGTGTCGCTCACCGTGATGGTCGCCTGCGCCCCTGCCTGCGGCGGCTGCACCGGGCTCAACACCAGGCTCCTGTTGCCAAGGCCATCCTCCTCGATGCTCGCGCCGATCACCTCCCCATTGTCGTTCTGCACGGTGACCGTGTCGCCCACCGGAGCCGGCATCACCGCACCGTGCTGGTCCTGATACTCGATCGGAATCACGCTCGTGACGGTGCCGCCAATCGTCGTCGCCATAGATAGCTCCTACGGTGTCCCCAACGGGTCCAGACACGGCGCCTCGTTCCAGCTACGCACAACCCGCATCCGCTCCATCAGCGCCTCATACAGGTCAGCTCGCACATAACGCACCGCATCAGGCTTATCGCTCCACAGCGCCGCATGAAGGTCGGGAAACACCCAGATGTTCGTCGGCAACTCGCTCACCAAATACGGCCCCCACCAAACAACAGCACAATGACCAGGATCAGCAGGATCAGCCCGATGCCGCCGAATCCACCCCGGCCATAGTAGCCACTGCTGTAGCCGTAGTAGCCGCCAAAGCCGCCAAACAGCACCAG